CTGAATATCCTGTGTATATTGGCATTGTCTTGTTGTTCAAAATGGAACTTTCCATTAAATGGATTAATATGTACTATACCATACTTTATGGCAACCTTTGTAATGTATTGACTACATACTCTTTCATGTAGAGTTAACATAAGTTGCCTAAACTCTTCTAAGCTATATCCTCTCTTGTAATGATTGCAGGTTCTGCATGAGGGCATCAGATTAGATTCTTCATTCATGTCTCCTTGCACATAACCTTCTGTATATTTCCACTTAGGAACAATATGGTCTACCTGCATATCCTTTATGGAAGGTATAAGATTTCCACAATACCCACACAAACAACTATACTTAGAGTAAACTAATAGCCTATCAATCTTTCCCATTGTCTTTTTCTTTATGTAAAGGTGTAGGCAACCAACCAGATACATCTATATGATACTCATGCCATAATTTTCTCCAATTGTTACCATCCCACCATCCCCAACTGATGCCATTAGCACCAATGTTAACGATGTATTGACCAACCTTTGGTGGTTTGTCTGTTCTCCAATAAATATCATTCATCATCATCTATGTAATTGTTATGTAACCTAACAAAATGTTCAGCAAGGTCTTTATTAAGTTCACCTGGACGTACTACTGTATACTCTTGTTCTGTATCAATCATTTGATACTCGCTATATAGAATAGGTACAACAGGAACAATAGTTCTGCACCAGCACTCTTCACCTTGACTACAAGTGGATGTTCTCCACTTTACTGTAAGAGATAACTCTTGTGCTTCTTCGTATGTCATTTGTCTTGTTGTTTAGCTATCTCAATAAGTTTATCTATACAAGCATTCTCTGCTTCTTCGTAAGTCCATATTTTATTGCTGTCTAAAAACATATTACTTATAATTGTAAAATGAGGTATTAAACCATAATCTTCCACAAGAACATCTGCATACTTCTCCCTAAACCATCTAAATACTTGTTGTTTAAGTGGGGCAGTAATTTGACAATATATATCATCAATGTAAAATTTCCATTCATTATCATAAGGGAATGATTTCTTGTATCCCCCACAACATTCCTCATCAAACCCTAATTCCTTCAAGGCTAATGCTTGCTCGTAGGTTACAAATTCTTTATCCATATTATAGTTCTTTAACAACTGTTTCCGTTCTTTCTGCTTTGTGAAATTTTATCATAGCTTCAGCTTGCTTAATGGTCTCAAACCACCCAGACATTGGGCGCCATTCTTTATATTCCTTGCGCGTCCATTTGTTCTTTGTTACATATAACTCTTCTATACGATATGATATGTCGTATGTAATATCAGGTGTATACCCTGCTACACCTTTGGTATTTCTAGTAAATGCAGGTTCTTTTACTTCTATTATTCTATATTTTTCCATTGTTCTTGTTGTTTAATACAATTAATTACCCACTCAATACCAAATTTAAATCCAGTGTCGTACTCAAGAGAATAACTTGAGTATTCTATCTTGTCATCTATTTCTTCGTCACTTGGTAGTTCGATAGATTTTAATGATTTAACGTGGTTATTAATTATCCTATCAATAACATTTGCATTGTAATGATTGACATAATATCTAACAGACTGCATTGAATTTAATACTTGTTCTTCTGTATATAGTTTCATTGTCCTAAATATTTAGCGATTCCTTTTTGTACATCTTCAAACTTCTCAGGATACAACGTAGCCATACTGAAATGACGTCGCTCATATTCCCATATTCTGTTACGTCCCGTGATTACAATCATCAGGTAGTGGTCATTATCTCCACCTTCTTTCAATAACATTACACTGCCCGCGTCTGGAACCATATAGTAAAGATACCCAAGCTCAGTGATATACCTCTTAGTCTTGTTAAGAAGGATTAATTTACTCCGCGTCATAGTCGTATAGTAATAAGAATCTTGCTATTAAATTTTCATCCATATAAACGTATTCGTTATCAGCGAACATAATATTCCCATCAACAGATGTCATCTTGTACTTCTTAATGAACTTGATGAAATCGCCAAGGATTAACTTGGGATTAGATAATTTCTGATTAATCAAAAACTGACTCTGTTCGCCGTGCTCATAGCCACGGAAATACGCGCTTCTCAGAGAGGTCTTAACCTCTTCGAGTACATCTTCTAAGTGATGTTCTAGTGTGTCTTTCATTGTTTGGTTGGTTTAATTGTTCTCGTATGGATTTTTGGTTGTTATTGTAAAAGCAAGCCAATAACTTAATGCATTAGGTGTACTTGAAATTTTATAAGAAGCATGTTGTTTTCCTAAATAATGACCAATACTCCAGTCGGTAGTATGAAAACCTTTTCCCCAAACAATATCCCCTAGCTTAGGTGCTGGCTCAGGTCGTTTTTGGCTGAATCCTTCAAGGGAATATTCGGTGAAGGATAAGATTGGTAAAGAATCTTCCAAATACCTACCATCCCAAGTGAATGAGCCGTAACCCCTTGGAAATGAACAATTAATTATAAACGGAGTATGAAGGTGGTCGAGTTCTTGAATTACTTCCCCCCATCCTCCAAAAAGAGGGCAAAACACTCGGTCTCCTACTTTAAAAATGTCTTTGTTTGATTTCATTATTTCTTATGTTTAAACATTAACTCTATTGTTGATTGATAATCTTTACATTCAATTACCTGATACGATTCATTCTCCTCAAACAACCACACTAGATACAATCGACCAATTTTAATGTTGGTGTTCTTCTCAATGATATACTTGTACAGGTTTAGCTGAAGCGAATACAACTCGTACTCGCATTCCTCTATGAAAGAGATAGGCGCTTTGAAACGCTTGCGATACTCTGACTTCATTCGTATCTGCTTGTTGGTTTTGTAATCCCATATCTGATACTCCTTAAGTTTCTCACTATAGAATAGACAATCCACCATACCACCTACCCCAAGTTCAGCATCCCCAATAACTAATTCCATTGTGATAGGTGTTAGGGCAGGGGAGGCGTCACGATAAAAGTCTAAGAACATTTGAATGCATACATCGTAGCGCTCTTTGATATGGTCTTCGCCGAACTTATCTATAACTTGTTGACCTTGATAAGGGAATATCTTGTTGAACCAGTAGTTCTCTGCGAAGTTGTGGACTAACGTTCCCTTCATACCCGCGAACTCGCGCTTGTAATCCCATTCGGCAAGGACATCCTCAACTGGGACGCCTAGCTTCTTAGCCGTAGCCTTAGCCATTATTTTGGCATTAAACTCAGGCTTAAATAGCTTAAGAAATCCCGTTCCTGATACTAACTCTTGCTCTCCTATGAAATACTTGTGAGGTTCGTCGTAGTATTTGATATGGGAAAACTTCTTAAGTTCTTGGTATATGTTCATATTAAAAGGGGTCTATTTTTACATCGTTATCAAAGTCAACTTCCATCTTAGATAATACAGAGTTCTTGTAGGCAGGCTCTTGCGCCGTGAACCTAAACAATTCCTCCTCCTCATCTGCGATTCTATTCGTAGTCACGTCGCAGTATCTAACAATGCCACCCGTCATACCATCTCTATTCTTAAGGATGATAAACTCTAACGTGTAGTCGTTGTCTGGTACTGGCATATTGTTCGCCCTAGCGTCCGCTTGTGCATAGTAGTATGGTCTGTACAATCCAATAACAACCGACGCATCCTGCTCGATGTTACCCGAACTTCTGATATCAGATAACTGAGGACGCTTGTCGCTACGACCTTCAGCGCCACGAGATAGCTGGCTAAGGCATACGATAGGGATGTTCAACTTCCTTGTTAGCTTTTGTATCTTATTGGAGACAGATGATACCTGCGAGAAGTCATCCTGACCGCGCATCTGATTGTCTCGAATCAGTTGCATATAGTCAATGACTACCATATCAATCTTGTTCTTACGACACTCAGTTGTCAACACCATTGATAGGTAGTTGATGTCCCGATTATCTGAGTCGTAAAAGAATATAGGCAGGCGCTTAAGCTCTCTAGCATTAGATAATCTAATCTTAGATACGTCCTCTTGGGTTATGCGATTAGCTTTAATGTCTGAATACTTGTAGTCGGGCGCTTCAGATGAAATGTAGCGATACATCAAAGACTCCTTTGGCATCTCTAGCGATAGGAATAGCACCCTCTTCCCCGACTTAGCGGACGCCTT